ATCATTAGCTCGGTCCTCTTCCACTAAGTTACACATCCTTCCGATCTCTTTGTCCCTTAGTAATAACGAAAGGATTTGCATACCGTTGTTACTACAATCCTGACGAACAGGTAGATAACTGATGTATCCGTACCCCTCCTCTGTGAATTGCTTAAACTCCAAACAAAAGCGAAGAAAACAAAACGGATCACTTGCATCGGTCCACCAATCTGTACCGTGTGGATCATTCGCAGCTTCCAATATAAACTTCTGTCGTTTACCTACCCACTCAAGTCGCTCCGCTCGTGTGCCTTTTACTCCCCACATGTTAGCACCGTGTATAAGTACCGCTTCCAAGTCCTCTTCATCTACCACCTGTTGTCCGTTACTAAAGTCTAACAAACTCTTCGCTAAGTCAGACCCCTGTGGATGGAGATAGTACGGTAAAGCGTACACTCTGCCCCTGTAATCACAACGATACGGAAAGTAGAACTTATCCCACTCACTATATATCTTAGCGAGGTGTAGAATACGGATGGTCAGGTAACGTTTACTGCTGTTCGCTTCGTTGACGCTCTTAATATCTTTTTGCTTCAGCTTCCACGCCCGTAACTCATGCTCGTCACTTCCTGTGTACCTCGGTTGCTCAGGTATCTCACTAAAGTTCGGTATGTTCCCAACCACTCGTTTATTGTCGTAACATTTTCGAGTAATTTCTAAAATCTCTTTGTTAATTTTCCAACTTACCTTCTGAAGTTTATTAACAGCACTGAATGCGTGTTCGTATGAACGCTTATGTTCCTTGAACCAAGACATCGGCTTACCTGTGAAGAACTCTTGTGGTGGCATGTGCTTTAAGCTGTACCCTCCACCGATCAACTCGTACCAATCAACAGGTTCGTCAGGTAATGCCATCTTAAATACTCGTGTCGTTTCCTTCCACGCATCAAATCGTTTGACCCAGTCCGTATAGCTACCACTTGGTACACACAGACGCTCAGGTTTATGTCCCTTCTGACACCCGGCAAAGCCGATCTCCCATACACCAGTCTCGATGCGTATCTCTTCCAATAACCAAGCACCCAGTCCCGCCTTACATTTAGTATCCCACAGAGTGAACCGTTCCTCTTCGTAGTCGTAGAACTGCTTGAGCTTCATCGCTTTGGATCGGTCATCAAGGGCAAGTAAATCTTTCTTGTGTGGGTGCATCAGCTCCATCGCTTTGTCCCATCGTGCTTGGTTCTCAAATGCTTTACCTATCTTGTACGCCATTCTACCAACAGGTAAATTGAACTGGAGGTTGTCAAGCAGGGTCTGTAAAGCCATCGAAGCTATCTGATACGGACACATATCAAGGACGAAGGTAAGAAACAATGGAGTGGTGTGTTCGGTGTTACCTCCAAAAGTGTACATGAAATCATCCACCCGCTTACCTAACCTTGGAGCCATGACCCGTAGCAATCGTTTAGCTGACTCCGTCTGAGATGACTCACCATCCATGCGTAGCTTTGCTTGTCGGTTACGGTACGCTGTGCGTCCCCACTCCCTCATCCGCCAAGTCGGTCCTCTGGTCGCTTTGCTCCCATCGTCTTTACTCTCTTCGTTCTCTTCGCTCATTGGTAGTAATTATTAAACCAACTCTTCGGTTGGTGTCTTTGCTTACTGGTACGATACGCTATAAGCTTGCCGTCTTGGTCACGTACATAATTGCCGTTCTCATCCATCTTAAATCCAGTTATCTGATTGTTAGCGTAGAAGAAGTCGTAACCTCGTTTAACTTCATCGTGGTCAATTAAAGAATAATCAAGTGGGAGATCACTCGGTTCAAATTCAGCGTAGTTTTCGCTCATTTAATAACTCGGTTCGTATGATGTCTGCTTCAGCTTCCCAAAAGATACCATCACTACTACTCTTCTCTTGGGTCTTCGATTCGGTTAAAGAACAGGTAGTCGTGTATCTCTTCTTCATCCATGTCTTTAATCTTGTCCAAGTGGTACGCTCTTTCTTCTTCTCTCTCATAGTCTTTGTCGTATGGGTTGTGTCGGTTAAGCCAATTGTCGTAGTTAACTCCGTTCATTTAACTAAACTGCCAGTTGCAAGTGCTTGAAAAAATGCAGTAGTTTCTACATCAGGTGTAACACCTCTAGTTCTACTGTATCTTTCACGGGCTTCCCATCTCTTAGAGTGATTCTTTTGTCTCTCTTCCCGCTCTCGTTCTAACCTCTCTAGTTCCTCTTGATCCTTTCTCTTTTTAATATCTAAGAAATAATCTAAGAATTTATCTCGTTTCTCACGACGGACATGTCTGAAATGTTTACAAACTGCATTCCTTTCATTCTCAGGAAAACCCGTCCTACTTGACATACTCCACCACCAATCTTTCGGTTCTTTCCTATGCTCTACTCTGTAATATCCGGGTCGAAACAATTCCCAAGAACCCCAACATCCTGAAGCGTGTTGTATGTGTACGGTAGGATTGGTACAGTGTATGTTATCTATGTAATCTACATACTCATCAATTTCTTGTTGAGATACATACCTCATAGGACTCCACCAACGATCATCATCGTCTTCGGCTTCCTTGCACAACCATTTACCAAACTCCCTCCTTTCCCTATCTTGATCTCTATACCATATATTTCCATGCATCAAGCTAGACATGTAATTCCTATCCATTTCTAACCTCCAATAATCATGTACACTCATAGTTGTGATAACAGTTGTTTCATTTCAGCACGAGTCAAGGATACATTCTTACGAAATGTAATCTTACCGCCAACAATGTGATAAGGTAATTCTTCCGGTTTGATTTCTTTGTATACTTTTTGTTGTTCTAACCAAGACTTCTGCTCGGATAGTGACCTGATAAAACCATCACCACATAACTGCTTGCATTGTTCATGTGTAGCATCAAAAAAGTTTACCTCAATGTAATCACCTCCTGATACTAACAGTTTAAATCTATCGTTGTTAAATACCTTGGTTTGTGTGCTGTAAGGCAATCTCTTTACAAGGTTTGTTTTCTTAGGATCAGACATACCACCAAGCACAAGTTTAGGGTGTATCCATTTTCTTCCAAGAGCTTCTAATTGATTCCAAGCTTTAGCGGGAACCATATCGGAGAACTCTTCTTTTAATCGCTCGCCATAAGTGTAGTCTTTTTCAATAGCTTTAACATATACTTCACCAGCTTTCATGAAGCCGTCAATGCCTTGTTGTAAAGCAGTTCTGAAGTCGGTTAAGATTTGTTCATAGGTTAGTTCTAATTCTGCAATCATAGTATTCATTTTGGTATTTATTATTTGGTTGTTGTTGTATTTGGTTCGGGTAAATAGTCCTGTTGGTATCACTCGGTTCATAGTGGTCGGTTAATCTCGGTACATCCACGCTGTAAAGACGATGGCTACGAGTGCAAAACAAAATAGTGTCATCATGGTCATAATATATTCTCCTTCAGTTAAGCTCATAGTGGATTGTCGGTGTTCTGTCGGATAACGCCCTCTATTGTGGACGCTCGGTTAATCAGCTCAGCTTGTAGCTCCTCCAGCCTGTCACGGACAGTTAAATTATCCGGAAGCTTTTCACGGACGGACAGGTAATGATGGATCAAAGCACGGATGTGGTCGTTATCAAGGTCGTTCATATCTAAAAAAGTCGGTTCGTTGTTACTGGAAGTCATGTTCGGAACACTTTGTGCCTTCTCTTTCCATTCCTTGCAAGGTTTTTTCACAAGTTGAGCAGGTTTTTTGTGAAATACGAACAGGTAAGCTTTGGTCTTTCTGTTTCATGTCTTTTAACACAGCCTTGAACGCTTCGAACGCTTCCTCTTTGCTGTGACAGACGCCATTGTATTCGTGACCTCTACATGCCCATAGGATGTTTGGAGCTGTGTTGTATCGTTCGCTATCTATTCTATAAAAGAACGCAACCTTTCGTCCGTTGTGATCGGTTAAATATATTGTCACTGACATGTCGCTATTAATTTGCAAGCTTTTGTGCTCGTATTTCTTCCCGTCTTTTCAACAGGTAAGATTTAGGAGCCATTCTATTAAGTTTCCTCATGCCCCCCTGGTAGATTTCCTTTACCTTGCGTAGCTCATGCCAGCGTTTATCCTTTGCAGAATCCAAGGTCAATCCAAGGTTTCCTTTAGGGTACGCTTTTAATTCATTGCAAGCCATATCAAAAGAGCGTTCCAAGCATTCAATGGAGACTTTGTAAACATCGTATGCCATAGGTTGCAAGGATTCGTAATGGTTCACTTGTTTAATGCAAAGCTTTGGGTCAGTATTTTCTGAATTATTCATTTTATGGTATAGATTTAAGGATTAGGAAAACAGGATAGCGTAAAGAATCAAACCCCACATGACCCCACAGAAAACGGGCATAAAGTAAGTAGTAAACTTGTCAAATGCTGTTGGTTTCAATACTTGGTTTGCGATCATGTCGCTTGGACTTGGAATTTTATTGATAACTTTTATTTGATAGTCGCCCGTTTGGCAACTTTGAGAAGATTTAGGACATTTCATGGTTTTAAACAGTTTTATAGGAATAACGCAAAATCTCTATTCCCTCGATGAAGGCCCATAGCTGATCATATAGCTCTCTTTTAGTTTTCGCAGACATATGCCTACGGCTTCCCTTGTCAGTTGCCATGTAATACACTTGCGGAGTTTTATACCATCCGAAGGTTTTCTGTGGGATTAATTGATTGATCCTTGCGATTGCAGAATCGAGGTCTTGATTAGTTGTTTTATTCATTCGATTTGTTTTGATTTTTTGTGATTAATTAGAAATTGCTTGCTCAATCGCTCTTTTCTTTTTTGAGCCATGCGGATTGATCCAAATTGATTTTGCTCCGATTCTATTACCTTTACATAACTGGCATTGATCGCAAGATAGGCCTTTACTATCCGACAAGCATTCAATCGTATCTTTTGGCTGATTTGGTGATACATGGAAGAAACGCAAGTTTTTAGCCTTTGCCCGTCTCAGACTGTCATTTGTCTCAGTTGATGCCATAAAATACTTTCCGTATTCCGTAGCCTTTGCAGATGGCATTTCTTTCCAATCGTGAAAATATCCAGTCCATCCGTCACATGATTCAGTAATAGCTTTGACAATTGAAAGAGGAATTAAGCTTGGAT